TCAACCATATCTTGTAAATCTACTAAGATTCGATTATGTTTTGTCGATTCATTGGGATATCTTACTTGAGCTTTAGTTGTATAATAATCATAACGCTCAGCATAAGCAGCATTATATTTTTTATTCATTCCTATCATCAAAGATATAAGATAATGATAGTACTCAGCAGCTCTTTGACGTTCCGTATAAAGTGTGGTCATAAGTTCTGGAATATCAAATACTTGTTTCATTTTCCTTGATATCTGAGATACTTTTTCAGACCATTCTTCTCTTTCTCTTGCGAATCTTTCATCTAAAGATTCTTCTTTTATTTGATCAAAGCTTTCCATATTAAAATTCTATAAACGGTCCCTTACGTTGTTCTTCTTCGTATTCTTCTATTTCTTTGATAATTTTTTTATTCGTTATTTCCTTTAATTTACTTACATCTAAGTAATCAAAATCTGTGTGAAATCCCGTATGTTTGCAATTCATCGATCCACTGCCACGGCTTGTCCAAATTGTGTGCCATTTTCCTTTAGAACAACATCTTGCAACAACTTCACCTTTATATAATCCCTTTATTTCCATATTACATGTAATAAACCATTAAGCCGGCAACGGAACACATTTCCATTTTCCAGAAATTACCCTGACATCCAACAGGAATAACAGTGTAGTTAAAATAAATTTGTTGATACATCTTTCGTTTTCTTTTTATTCTTTACTATCTTTATATCAATAGGCTTGCGATTAGTTTTTAATTTCATATCCACATCTACCACAGGCATATCTTCCTGATCTTCAAATGAAAATTCAATTTTTGTCTTTAGTTTTTTCATTTTTTCTTTTCGGTTTTTTATTGTAGGCGTGTAATGCACTTCGATAATAGCTATTTATCGCCTTTAAAATATATCGAAATGTAGTTTTGTCTATCGTTTCTCCGTATTTCTGTGCTACTTTTAATCCTTCAATCCACGCCTGATATTCAACTAGCTGAATATCCTCGTTAATCATTTTCAAAAATTTATCTTTAATTAAAGTATGTCCTATTTCATGAAAGAACGCAGCGTTCTTATGGTGTTTGTCTTTATAAAATCCTAAAATGATAACTTCTTCCTCTATAAGGAAAGCGTTTTCGTTAACTTCCCATTTTTGTAGCCCATACTTCTCAATTACTTTCTTAAGATTATTCTTGTTTAAATGAATCACTCGCAAGCCATAATCTTTTGCAATTTTTCTTGTGTCCATGATAGTCCCTTTTGTTTATATATCGATAATGTCCAATGTGTCATGTGAAAAATATTGATTGAAATTAGGTGCTTTGATATTGTTTTCTCTAAACCAAATCATTAAGTCATTAAGGTCCCATTTTTTTCTTGCGGGTAATTCGTAATCCATACGTAATTTTGTCCAAAGAAAGACTTCTCCACCTTCATTTAATTTCTTGATGCTTTCGGCTCTTCCATCTTTATCATCATCAAACCAGTAACGAAGAGGAATATCAATTGGAAAGTGTTTATGAACTCCTGTATTTGCAATTGAATTACGAAATAAGAATGAGTCCATTGGGCCTTCAAATAAAGTAATTGGCTTAGAATAATTTAATAAACAAATGTTAAAAATTGATGATAGCATATCTATTTCATCAGGAACACTTTTTGGATCCCTTTTCAATAATTCATATAATTTACTAAGTTTATAAGTAAGATATTTGCTATCACCTTTGAATGGTCTCTTTTGAAGGCCTAAGATTTTTCCTGATGGTGTCAAATTCAATACTACAACATAATTTTGTCGAGTATTATACATGAACTTTTTATCGTCATATTGTACTCGATTTTTTAACCATGACCAAACAGGAGATTCTTTTACTTCTGTTAGCCCAAAGCTTTTTAGGAACTCCTGTCGGTCAATGGCATACTTATCAATCATGTCCATGTCAAGAAATAATGACATGTCGTATTTGAATTCTGATTCTTGTGAAAAGTCCGAAAGACCTTTCGATATATAGTTGATCATACTTAAATCAAGAGTATGTTTATAATCTTGAAAAAAGTGATCTATACGTTTTGCTTCTCCACAGTTGTGGCACTTAAAATAGTGAATGTATTTTCCACCTAAAATGAAATTGCCACGTTTTTTATAGTTGCTTTTCATACTGTCACCGCAGTATGGACACGCGAAAGATATTCTATCTTTATAGGCTCTTATCTTTCGCTTTTGAAAATTTTCTGGAAATCTTGCGTCTAAAATAGGCTGTAATAAAGATATTAAACGCGCCTTGTATTCTTCAGGAGATACAGTTGCGTCAATATTAGAAAGGGAAGAGTCGAAACTCAACCCTTTCATGATATCAACGTTTTGCATTTTTAAAGATTTGCGATAGCTTCATCTAAATCTCCACCGAGGCCAAAGTTATTGCTTGAACCTACGTCTGGAAGATCTAAGTCAGGAAGTTCACCTATTGATGGACCTGCATCCAAGTCATCAATGGTTATTTCAGATGCTGTTATGCCAGTATCTTTTGCTTGTGGTGCTGGAGCAGCCGGAGCTTTTTGACCTTGTGAATTTCTTACATCGGCATAACCTGTAGATGGAATCTGGCCAGTTACAGCCAAGATAACCTGATTGACATATTCATGTGTCTCAGTATCCCATTCTCTATATGCATATTTTGAAAGGTCAGGACTATTTTCCTTTAAGAAGTTGAAAACAACTTCACGAGGAGTTTTTTCATTTATTGGTTGAAGTTTTAAACCTTCAGTTCCAAAAGGAACAACTTCACCTTTTGCATTTACAGGAAGTAACAAAGGAATTTTCTTGTCAAGGAATTTTGACTGGTCATAGTTATTAAAACCCGACACCTTTGTAATCATAAGAGCAAAAAGTTTACCATCAATCAAATCAAATGGTTCATGAGGTTCACCGATAATAGGTTTCTTTTCTGCCTCAATTTTTTCCATGATTTTCTTACCGAACTGATAGATTAAAAGTTTGCCTTCAAGTTCTTTGTTTTGTTCGTCCTTGATAACCTGAATAACAGCTGCAAACATATGTTTACGGCTGAAAATTTCAGCTTTCTTTTGTTCCTGAATTGATTCAGATTTACGAAGTTTGAAAAACATATCCTGAAGAGGAGAAGGTTTTCCAACCGAGGAAGGACAATCAACCATTCGTCCACGATTAGTCACAGGATCAACCAACCAACATGACCATTTGTCAGTAAATGAATGTTGTGGATCTTGCCACCATGAAACGAATCTGATAACTGATTTGTAAACTCCATTTTGTCCCTTATCAGCCGAAGGGTTATATTCCCCCTCAACAGCCTTTGAAGTTTTTCCTCCTTTGATTTCTACCTTTGGATGAAACAACGCATCCATGTCGTAATTTGTTGCCATAATTTTAAAGTTTTTTTAGTTAATTTAGTTAATTTAGAAATATAGTCTTTTTAATTAAAAAGATTTCAGATTTATATAATTTTTAGTTATTTAAGTTTTTTTCCTTTATTCCAGGGAATTTGTCCCTTATGTGAAATAGATAAATTTTTCCTATGTTCTTCTGAAAACTTATGGTTTTTCATTTTTTCAAGTTGTTCAGGAGTCATTTTACATCCTTTATTACTTGGAGATTTTCCAAACATTGGATTTCTTTCTCCTATCTTACTAATACGCATCAATTCTTTGGATGATTCTGATACCGAACCTTTGTGTAAATGACCTCCCTTTGGGCTTATATTATACCCGTTTGGAGATAATGTGTTATATTTTTTGATATATTTTTCTTGAGCATTAAACGCAGCTTCTTTCGTAGGAAAAAATTTAAGAATTTCCATTTTAAAATTATGTTTTCCGTAAAGATTTATTGCGTTTTTTAATAATGGTCTTCCACTACCGATGTAGCCATCATTTAATGAGTGAGCAGAATGATCACCTATATATTGTTTTCCAGATATTATGTTTGTAGTTATATAAACATAATGGTATTTGTGCGTATTCATTAGAATTTAAGTAATTTAGAAATTTTAGTTAATTAAGTAATTTAAGTTGTTAAAGCGCTTTAGTACTTTTACTTTAGATATATATTCACAAGAATCCTCAAAGTTTTACCTCGAGGGTTAAAAAATTGTTAAAAATGCAATGATTAGAAAGCTTCAACCTGTGTATATTCGGGAACTTTTTCCGTTTGATTTAAGACACTTCTACGAGACATTTTTTGATCATTTTCGTATGCTTTTTCGAAATCTTTTGTGTGATATTTTGTAGCATATTTTGATTCCCATCGTTTAATAAGCAAAACAATTCCAACAATTGCGATCACAACTCCTAAACCTATTGCGTAAAGCATTGGTTGTTGAGAAGCGGTTCCTAATAATAAAGTATTCATGATTTTGATAATTTTACTTTTTTGCCCATCCTTTTACAATTCTCGGAGAGAAATTTGCAAAGCTAAATTCGTATCGATCTACAAGTTTTACAACATTTCCATGCATATCAGATATTGCAAATCCTTCTTGACCTGTGGATAAAAATCTACCACTATTTGTTTCTAAGTATGTTTCAAATTTTCCAATGTTATTCAATTTTCGAATAAACATATCCTTAAGCGTTTTAATTTCCAGTATTAATGCTATAATTACTTGAAAAGTATCTCGATCTGTTTCTATTTTTCCGATAATTTCTTGTAATTTTTTCTTTAACGCCTCTTGAGATTTTTCTGTCTTCTTTAAAAGTATGTCCTTCTTAAATCTTTTGTTTACAAATTCAATAAATTTATTTAGAAATTCTTCAGCATCCTCAACTTTCACGTTTTCGCGAATTAAAGAATTTTGGAAAATGTTAAATAAGTCAATGACTTCTTTATCCTTTATTATTCTATTATATTCAGGAGATTTATAAAGGTTTTTCGCAAGTCTTTCTATTTTATAAATATCTTCTTCAAATTCATTCTTTTCATCTTCGGTTAATGTAACATATCCAGCTAATGAAGCAATATAAGGATCTGTCATAAATACTTTGGGGTTTTCTTTTAATTCTGACACTTTTGTATTATATTGAGCGCTTATATCATCCAATGAATTCCCTTTGTATCTTGTATGCCAAACAACTCCAATATCTGTATTTGCAATTTTCTTTCCAAGTTCTGATTCCATAGGAACTTTATACACTATTGTGTTTGGGTGAAATGAATAGTATTGTTTATCTTTGGTTATTGTATCTTTATCATAGAGAAAATCCCCTTGCCAAATTTGGTTTTCGGGAATGTGTATTGTTGGAATATAGTGAAGCATCAATTTTAATTTCTTTGCAAGATCAGGCTGTTCACTATAAAAATGATCAATTTGTTTGTCATTATACATTATCTTACGATCTTTAGCAAATAAACCCTTTATTGCTAATCCTGCTTTTTCTAATCCTGGGAATTTTGACCAAACAAATACTGAGGGCGCTCCATCAAATTTAACTGAAAGTCTTATTTTATCAGGATCTGTATCACTCTTTAATTTTTCGTATAATTCTTTAAACATATTAACGACCCAATCGAGACCTTCTTTACCGCCAAGGATAACGAGATCTTCCGCATGCGTCATGTGTTTATTAACGGATGGAGTTACATCACCTTCATTAAGCCATTCTCTATATGATATGAATTTACTCATTTTTAACTACGGGTTTTAATTGTTCCCAAATTTTCTTAGTAACCTTTTCAGGATATCCTGGATAATTGGCTTTGAAATTATTGTAATCTCCTTTAAGAACATCATTTCTTAAAGTTGTAGCAGAAATTGCAGCTCCTTCTTTTTCATCAGTTCTTCCTTTGTAATTTATTGGCTCCGTGTTAACTCCAAGCTCTATTACATTTACGCCTTTTGGAAGTGTTTTGTAATATTTACCATCAGGCTGAAAATTTTCAACAAATTTTAAAACTCTTTTATAATCTTCGTCATCCTTTCCCTTTTTAACGGCTGCCATAGCGTATGTTCCGGGTTCAGCAGTTTCCATATATTTATATGCAGTTAAAATAGGTGAAGGATATTTAACTGCTTCAACAGAAACATTATCAAAAGAAGCTAAAAGTTCTTCAGCAATTTTTAATGAAAGATTTTGATCAATTCCATTACGAATTCCTGGGCCAATAAGAACTTTAACTTCTTTTACGTCTGGATGAGTTGCGTATCTTTTAACTAAATCAACGTGTCCAATATGCATTGGTTTAAAACCTCCAGGTAATAGAAC